TATGATATTTCACGTTTATTCCAAACCAAACTGTAGCTGGTGCGTTAAGGCTAAGGCTCTACTAAAGAACAAGGGTCTCGAATTTAGGGAACTAGAACTAGGAACAGACTATACCAAGGATGATCTTCTGTCTTGGTTCCCTAATGTTAGGACTCTCCCTCAAATCGAATTATTCTGTGACGGGGCTACTCCCGATCACATCGGAGGTTATGAAGACCTCGTCAAATATCTGGAAGGAAACAATGTCAGCTCTTCTGAATCGTAAAGAACTCTATGATCGACTCTCAAAGAACGTAGTCGATCTCTACTTCACAAAAGTCGATGGAACCAAGCGCCGTATGCAGGCGACTCTGATGGAGTCAATTACTGGCGCCAAGACGGCGGCTCCAACCGGAAAGTCGGCTCTCGATGAGAGTGGAGCATTTCCAGTCTATGATTGTGAGCTTAACGACTGGCGCGCCTTTCGTATTGAGAAGGTTTCGACTGTCTTGACTCCATCGATTGGTGAGCTTAAGACTGACGGTACGGACCGACTCTAATGCAGATTTTCCTCGATTGCGATGGCGTTCTAGCCGATTTTGATACTCGCTTCGAGGAACTATCAGGAGAGACATCAAGAGGCTTCGAAGACAAGTTCGGGCAGAAGGCTTTCTGGAAAGTAGTGATGAGTGATGATTCATTCTTCGCTAACCTTCCAGTTATGCCAGACGCACACGAATTAGTAGATGCCGTAAGACATCTTAACCCTATCATCCTCACTGGGTGTCCTCAGGGAAGTTGGTCACAACCTCAGAAACAATTATGGCGATATAAGAACTTTCCAGACCTGCCAATGATTACGTGCATGAGTCGGGACAAGTTTCAGTATATGGTTCCAATGAAGAATAATATACTTATCGATGACTGGCCAAAATATCAAACAATATGGGAAGATAACGGTGGGACTTTTCTCCTTCATACCTCAGCGAAAGACTCAATCCAAAAACTCAAGCGGCTTGGTGTTCTCAACGATTCCGAAACCAGCTAATATGACGTTCAGCCAGCTCGAAAGCCGGTTGCTTCGTCCAATTGGAGATGAAACGGTGGAAAATATTCCTGAACTAGATGCTCTAGAAGCAAAGCCAAAGACTATTGCGGAACTTATTATCCAGTCTATGATCGATGAACCACACAAATGGGTAGACATTAGTGGTAGCTATCCCGTTCATAAGAATGGAACTAGACTATATGTTGGTGATTCTACTAATAATCCATATGTAACACTATCTAGCGAATCTCTTGTTCGTTTTTCTAGAGAAGAAATGAATGCTATTTACCGACAGATTCAGAAGATGAGAAATGCTGATACTGAGAAAAAAAGAGAAGATCAGAATAAAAGGGTTATGGCTAGGTTCCTGGGTAAATCCTAAGAAATAATTCTAGCATGGCTCTATAGGGCAACTGAATGGAAGAAAATTTACACTTTATATTAGACTATGAGACCCTTGGTCAGGATGTATTCAAAGTTCCTGTAGTCAACTGTTCTTATTATACTTTTGATTGGAACAGATTTACTTCAGATGATCCATACACCTTTAATGAGCTTATTCACTCGATTAAGTTCGATAAGTTTGACGTGGCTGAACAGGTTGAGGCCGGATATCGGTTTCATCAGCGCGATCTTGAATGGTGGACTGAACAGGGACCAGAGGCCAGGAGGCAGATTAGACCTTCGAAAGAGAATGATATTTCAGTTTCTCAATTCGTTGAGAACGTATACGAATACCTGAAGAATACTAAGATCTCTTATTGGTGGTCTCGTTCTAACACCTTCGACCCAATTCTCCTGCATCGGAACTTTAAGGACTTCTCATCAAGAGAACGACTAGATTTTATTCTTCCATACTGGCTCGTTAGAGACATTAGAACCTATATTGACGCCCAATTTCAGTTCAAACTGAAGAAGAATGGTTTCATTCCTATTGATGACCATGAGCTATGGAATAAGCATTTTATTAAGCACAATTCAGTTCATGATGTCGCGGCAGATATTCTTCGACTTCAGAGAATTGAAAGAACCATCCATCGTGATGTTTAACAAGAATAAATAGGACACAATTCATCTTCTAAATTTTCACACAGCCCCGGAGTTATCATGAGATGCCTTCAGCTCATCTACACCTCATGGTTCGTGCCGAGATTGTCAATCCACCAGGCGTGAACGACGTCGGAGCAGTTATTTCTTTTCTGACCGATTTGGTCGATAGAGTTAGAATGAAAGTCCTTATGCCTGCTAGAGCACTATGGTGTGATGAGCCGGGTAACGAAGGCATTACAGGAGATATTCTTCTTACGACTTCTAATTCGGTCATACATATCTGGAACTATGAGGACGATACAGGACTCCTAGAGTTTGACCTATATAGTTGTGCTCCATTTACTCCAGAAGAGGTAGTTGATCTACTCGAGGAGCGCTTCCAACTAACCAAGGTCGTGTATAAATTCATCGACCGTCAGAATGACCTCATTGACATCACTCCTGAAATCACTTTCGCTTAACATTGAGTGCCCTGTAAAAGTTTCAGGTGTGCCTTCGTCAAGCTTCTTATCATAAGAAAAGATTATGGAACAAGTAACAATTTCGAAGAAAGAATATGACTCCCTCAAGAAGGATAGCCTTATGCTCCTAGCTCTTCAAGATGCAGGAGTTGATAACTGGGAAGGTTATCATTACCACTGGGAAACATATCAAGAGCTTCTAAAAGAAGCGGGGTATGATACAGATGAATTCTGATCTAATTGAACGTAATGAAACCAATAGAGATGCAAAAGGTGGAACGGAGCTGCTGCAAGCTAGGCTCTATGACGGGTCTGTCCCTCGCGAACTACTTGAACAATTTCAAATCGTGTTCTCTCGAGTTCGAGAACTTGACGAAAAACGATTTCGTATCTTTTACGCTCACGATCTCCCCGGTGATCCCGAGTCGGAATTCCTTCGGAATGGTGGACACGACAAATTCCACAAGCTCGTATTCGTGTCAAATTGGCAGATGCAGGCATACATCAATGCTTATGGAATTCCATGGTCAAAGTGTGAGGTTATCGAGAATTCAATCAAGCCACTAGAGACGCTTAGGCCATTTCTTACAACAGAAAAGATTCGACTCTGTTATACGCCAACACCACATAGAGGTCTACATATCCTCTATGCGGCTTTTGATGCTTTAACCAAAAAGCACAAAAACATTGAACTTGATGTTTTCTCATCTTTTGCACTCTATGGATGGGAACAACGAGATGAGCAGTTCCGTGATCTATTCAATCGTATGGACAGACATCCTCAGATCAATAGTCACGGTACGAAGTCAAATGAGCTAATTCGAGAGTATCTCGAAGAGTCTGCAGATATCTTCGTCTACCCTTCTATATGGCCAGAGACCTCTTGTCTTTGTTTGATTGAAGCTATGTCGGCCGGACTCATGTGTATCCATTCTAACTATGGTGCTCTTCCTGAGACTTCTGCCGGATTCACATACATGTATCAGTACGAAGAAGATGAGAATAAACACGCTACCAAGCTATATAACATTTTAGATTCGGCCATTCATTTTATTAATGATGAGGATGTAATCGCCAAGCGTAAGTTCATGAAGATGTACGCTGATAATAGGTTCAATACAGCTCTGTCAGCACAAAAATGGACTCACCTCCTAAGTCGGATAGTAGCAGAAAATCCTGATAAAGCTCTTCCTCAAGAGATGTTCACTTATGTCCGCTAATAATGTGGTGCAGGGTCCTTGGGGCTCTCTTCCTCCATCTCCAGACGATAAGGAAGTTGGTGAGAGCGTCCAGAGTGATTTCCTACTCATCATGGCCACAATAATGGACCACATGGAGAATCGAGGGATTGACACTTTAGATGAAGTAGAGTATACTAAGGACCTAGCACTTATAGCCGAATCTATTCGCTCGTACCTCTATAAGGTACGAGGAAAGTATCATCCCAATCAGGATATAGCCGATAATCTATTCTATTGGGATGGAGACCGGCTTAATATGCAACCCTCACTAATAGTAGAGTTTGGATTTGATTAATGATTATTGTTGACCTTCAACAAGTAATGATCGCATCGATCATGATGCAGATGGGATTCTCCGGCGGAGAAATTGAGATTCCCATGTTCAAACATATGGTCTTAAACTCGCTCAGATCGTATCGAACTAAGTATTCGGCAAAATATGGTGAGATGGTTATCGCTACCGATACTGGCTCATCATGGAGACGAACTCGATTTCCATATTATAAGGCGAATCGTAAGAAGGATCGAGATGAGTCGAGTCTTGACTGGGAATCGATTCTTGATGGATTGAAGCAAGTCCGTTCTGACCTTAGAGAATACTTTCCATATCGGATCATCGAGGTAGAAGGGGCCGAGGCCGATGACATTATTGGTACACTGGTATTTAAGTTTGGTTCTAATATGCCTGGTGGAGAGCCTATCCTCATCCTCTCCGGAGACAAGGACTTTAAGCAACTCCAAAAATTCATGAACGTAGAACAATACGATCCAACTCGAAATAAGAAGATTACCGAGAACCAACCGGAAGAATATCTCATCGAACATATACTTCGTGGAGATACATCAGATGGAGTCCCTAATGTTCTATCGTCAGATGACTCTTTAGTTCTAAAGATTCGACAGAGCCAGATGACTCAGAAGAGAATGGCAAATCTTACCGCTCAGGCTAGAACTAAGAGCTTCGATGATAATAATACTGAGAGGAATTATCAGCGTAATGAGTTGATGATCGACCTCTCATTTACACCGAAGTCTCTCAGAGATGAGATCCTTCAACAATACGAATCTCAGTCGGGTAAGGGACGAGACAAGATATTCGGTTATCTCATGAAGAATCGAATGAAACATCTAATGGAATACATCAATGAGTTCTGATTCACACTACTTAGCAGCATTCACTCCTTCCGATCGTGGTGAGAGCTATCACTTCTATCCTCCATTCATAAACTTTACTCAGATTGGAGATCGAGTTCGAATTATTGTTAGAGCTCGAGACCGCCAGATTGAGGGTAAGCCGGATGGTTGGTACGAACCTATCTCTGCCGCTCAAATGGATATGCCAGTTAAAGACTTCAAAGAACTTCTGGAGAATGCACTTGGGAAACTCCTCGTCGACAGATAATCTAGTATCGTGTAAGTGTGGCGCTAGATATAATCCAAAGATTCAATGGGCCACTGGCTATAGACCCTATGGCAGAAGCTCTACAATGTCTCCAAATTTTAGTGCAACTGGATTGATTCCTTTAGGCAACTGCCCAATTTGCCGTCGGTCACCAACTGATAAATAAGAGGCCACGTAGTTCAGTGGTTTCAAAATGAAGGATTTTCTTAATGAAGTTGGGAATTGGCGAAATTCTTAGTAAGGCTACTAAGATGAAGTCCAAAGAAGAGAAAGTCGAATATCTTCGCAAGAACGATTGTCGATCTCTCCAAGACATTATTCAATACGCACTCCATCCAGCAATTAAGTGGGACCTCCCAGAAGGAACTCCACCTTATACTCCAACAGCATTCTTTGACCAAGAGAATATGCTCTATAGAGAGTTGCGCAAGCTATCGCTATTTGTAAACGGAAACGGTAAGAACCTCCCGCCAGCGAAGCTAGAAAATCTATTCATTCAAATCCTAGAATCAGTAGCTCCCGAGGATGCAAAACTACTCTGCCTAGTGAAAGAGGGAAAGTTGCCAAAGGGAATAACACCTTCACTGATCGAAGAAGTATGGCCAGGATTAATTCCAAATGAAACAGATCAAAAAGTTTCGCAAGAATAATTGGTCTGAAGGGGAAAGCGTAGTTAACGAGAAAAGAAACTACAAGAAAAAGAAATTCGATAGAGCTCTTAGAGTTTTAGATGTTGATTTCCTTGAAGATTACGATGAGTACTGATGCCAACCTACATTTTTCGCAACACAGAGACAGATGAAGTTTCCGAGATATTCTTGAAGCTCGCAGAGCGTGAGGAATACCTTAAGAGCAACCCACACTTGGTGCAGGTCATAACACCACCAGCATTTAAGTATAATAACGCTGGGAAGCCTGATGATTCTTTTAGGGATGTTCTTAAAAAGATTAAGAGTGAACACCCTCGAGGAGATGTGAATACATTTGATTAATGAGTCGTCTCATAATAATAAGAGAAACGAAGATGACCGCACAGAACAAAAGACTGACCAAGAGGGAGAGAAGGCTCCTCCGTCAGCAGGAAGCCGAGGCAGCAAGCGCACCAAACCTTGGGCTTAACCTTAAGAACGTTAAGCCTCTCACCATGACTCAGAATGAAGCATTTAAGTCATGGGAAGATGGTAAGAAC